GCGATAGGTGTAGCCAGCAGCATTCGTAATGTCGATGGTGACGCGGTTAACCTTATCAATTGTGTACAGCGTCTCAACCTGATTGTAGCGTCCGCGGCCGTCATGATGTTCAGTGATAACTTTGACTTGTTGGCCAACTTTGTATTTGTCGCTTAGGTTTAGTTTGACAGGTTGTGGCTTCTTGATTAGTTTCATATTATGGATTCGCCTTACAGTATTATTATACAACAAAAAACCTGACTTGTAAAGGAAAAAATGCATGTTTTGCATTTATTTTCCTAGCATTGACAGTCAACATGTTACATAGAAATGCCGCAAAACCAGAAAAACTCCCATTTTGCGGCAAATACAGAGCTTAAGTCTTTCTTTTAGTCTATGCCACGGCCAGTCCTAAACCCAATCACATATGGGAATCTGGGAATGCCATCTGGTGTAAGATTAAAGTACTTGCATGTTGCATACCGCCCAATGTAAGATGGAGCATCTGGCAGCAGCGCTTTTAGAAAGGTATGGTTGCCTTTGATATTGCTACGGAAACGTACACCATCTTCACGCTCAAGAACGGCATAACCAGCCATTCCGGTTTTGTTGCCATTGCCTTCTTCAATGCTTACAATACAATACTCGTCGTCTTGGAATTCTTTGCGCTTAAGCAGCGTGTTGCTGCGCTTATATTCATACGGCTCGTTTGTGCGAACCATTTGACCTTCATAACCATCATCAAGAAGAATACCATACAGCTCATCCAGATGCGGCTCATCACGTGCAACATATGTTGCAACTGGAACAACTGAAGTTTCTGAGGTAAAATTATATTGCGCGCATATGCTGCCAATCTTTTGGTTGCGCTCAAAGAATTTTAATGTGGTGTCCGCGATGTCATACCAATGATATTCAATAATTGCAGCGCTTTCCAGCAGGTCTGCAGCGGATGGTTTGGTCTTTTTGATTAGCGAACTAATCTTGTTAAAGTCATCATGCAGCCCATGGCAATACAATTCACCATCAAGAATCAAGTCTGGGTATGACTCAAACACCGGCGCCAATGCTTGCAAAATGTGCGGAATGGTTACCCACGGCTTGCCGTTGCGGCTGGTTGCACCATGGCGTGTAATGATTGCGCGCATGCCATCCAGCTTGGGTTGGCAATACACTGGAAAAGACACTTTGTTCCTGCGGTCTTCCCACTTCTTTGCTAGCATCGGCTCGATGAATGTAACGGTGTCAACCGCAAAAATATCCTCAAACATTCCGCTGTCACGCTTTTTCTTCCAGCATGCTTGCGCTTCAAAGAGCGCCTGCTCGTCTGGATCGCGTTGGTTTGCGCGGCCGACATTGGTGGAGGCGGTGGTATACCATTCCGTAGTAACAATCTTACCGCCATGTTGCCCATGCAATGTGCGATAAGCATTCATTTGAATTTCAATTGTCCATACTTGTATTGCACCAGTTGCGGTGCGACTGTATAATGTAGGTAATTTCATAATTTAGTAATAGAATCAAATGCGGCCTGTGGCCATTTTATTAAGCAGAGTAACGATCAAAATTAAAGTCAGCGCCTTCATGCAAACCCTTTGAGGTAAGGTCAAGAATGGCATTGGCCACGCATTCGGTAGTAAAGAACTTTAGAGCAAGCTCGTCACGGCAGTTGTCAAACTTAAAGTTGTTGCCGCTAAGCGAGTTGAGCGCGGTATTAAAAGATGTCTGGGAATTGAATTTTAGTTTCATGATGTAGGATAGTGTATGTTTGGAGATGAATTAGCCGACGTTGGAATAGCGCTTGTGTGAGCGGCTATAGTCCGCTTCGCGCAGCTTGTGATATGCCCGTTCAAGAGTCCTGCCGGTCTTGTTGCTTGCCACAATCCAACCATCCGGTTGGCGCGTAAGAATCCAGCCGGCGCCAAGGCCAAAGCGGCCGCGCTTAAGGAAGATGCCCAATGCTTCAGCAGCAGTGCGCGCAGAGACAGTTACTTCAGCTCCAGTTTTGTCAAGTACAATGTAGTTTTGGTCTTTCATAATATAATTTATAGGTAAAGTTTAATTTTAGGCACACCAGCAATTACCAAGCGCAAATCATTAGCGCCAATTCACTGCCAGCGGCATGAACTTGTCTCCAAGTTTCTTTGGTGCGGCGCGCAGCATCGCCGGTGCAGCGCGTAATTTCGCGGCTAAGCACGCTGCCGTCGGAATATTGCGTCCAGATAAACTGGCGGTTTTGGCTGTCAATATCGGAGGAGGTGGTCTTAATTACGGTTGGAGTAGTCATGCTTTGTGGTGGTTTGCCTTACAGAATTATTATACAACAAAAAACCTGACTTGTAAAGGAAAATATGCATATTCTGGGAAAAATATGCATATTTTTAAGGTTTTGTTGACGGTCAACCGGTTACAGAGTTGGCACATTTGCCTTAATATAGTGAAACAGCTCCAGAGTCTTAAGAATGTCATAACGCGCATCATGCGCCTGTGTTTCATCCCATCCCAATTCGGCGCATTGACAGAGTGTGCCAAGCTGAAAATTGGGCAATGCACCACGCACTCGCTGAGTCATCCATGCCGCAGCCTGCATTACGCAAATGGGTGGATTCCAAAACCAGCTGCCAAAATAGTTATCGCCATGTTTGGCAAACCAAGCACGAATAAAGTCTGCATCAAAGCTGGCATTGTAAGCCACAAAATGAATCTTGTCTTTCTTGTCAAACTTATTGCAATGGCGCGACAACAACTCTGAAAATTTCACGTAAGCAGCAGAGCTATCCATCTCTGGCTCGTTTAGTGAGTCTAGTGTCATGCCGGTCTTGTCCAGCGCGCCTTGTTCAACATGCTCAAGGCTAAAAGGCCGGAAGCGCAGGTCGCATTCTTCTAAGATGTTGTAGTTCTCGTCGGTTAGGATTCCGCTAACCTGAAAAATGTTGTGTAATAGCCGATCCGTTCCAGTGGTTTCCACATCAAGAAAGAAGTGTTTGTATCCGGTGTATGTTTGTGTGCTCATAATAGTGTTTTGGTAAAAATTTCAGCATGCCGCTCAATGAATCGTCTGCACTCATCCTCGGTAGCGTAGCCAGCATCCAAGAGTAAATTTTTCGTCACTCCTGTCACCGGGTAGTCCTCGATGATGGACCAGGCGTCGTCATCAAGTGGATCACTTTCTTTTGTCGCTGCCACATGCAGTGACCAACGAGCGTGTCGAGAGCGGAAGTAGAAAGGGTAGCCGTTGATGGTACCTTCCGCTTGAACGGGGCAGGTGCCGCATGGGCCGTTAGAGTATTGAATGTCCATATTATTTGTTTCTTAATTGTTCGCGTAAAACATGATTTTCCGTCGCAAAATGTGAGTTTGCGCTGCGGAGATTTTCAAGGTCTCTTGGCAGACACAGCATATCTTTGTGCGCTACCAGCCGGTCCACATAAGCCTGTGCTTCTTGCAACTGTGTCTGCAATTCTTCTAGCCGATCCGCTGCTTCCGCAATAGCCAGGTTAGCTATTCCATCTTCACAAAAGATGTCTCCTACAAGGATTCTTAGAGCGTCAATTAATTCTGGTGTACTAGTTTTCATCTCCAATCATATACTTTTTTAATTCTTGCTTGAACAAGCGAGTCATCGTCAGCCATATAGAGCAGCTGATGTTTGGTGCCTTCCTTAATCCAGCATGGCGCGCTAACAAACATTGGGTCGCTCTGCTCACGGTGACTGGTGAGCGAAATACGATGTGTTGCTTTTGGAAAGATGGAGCGGTCATGCTCAGTCAATTCATACAGGTCACGAGTATGAATATAGCCATCAAGTTCATATGCAAGGAGGGTAGGTTTAAGTCGTTCACGTGTAAAGGTACAACCATTGCTGGTTTCAAACTTATAGCCAAAAGTAGTTGTTTCAAGTAGTTTCATAATTTTAGCGAGGCCACATTGCAATGCTGATTGTTCCAAAGGAAGTATTCATTGAGTGGTATGGAGTAGAGGCGCGTAGCTTTCAGACTTGTCGAGCTTCGTGGTGATGTGGGTTCCGCCGCAGTGTGGGCAGTGATACACCCCATATTTTTGCCGTGTTTTGCAGCGAGCTTGTCCGCTTGTTTCGCGTAGTGGCGTCCGAGGTTGGTCTTGCCATCACACCCGCGCTCTATGCTAGGAGTCCTAGCCGCAAGACCGGCTTCATCTTCAAATTTAACTGTTAGTTCAAACATAATGTAAAAGAGTTAGTCAACCCAGCCTTCGCTAAGAATCTTGCCGTCACGCTCAAAGCTGACGTATGTTAATTGAGGGCACTCACAGTCGCCCCGTGAGGTGCGAACAACAGTACCATGCATTGCGGCGGCCAGCTTAGGTGAGCGGCTAAACGAAACCATGGTTTCCATACCGGATCCGCCACCCATTGAAGGTGCGGTGTTGCAATAATTGATTTTTGTGAACTTGTACATATTGTGGTTTCCTTACAGAATTATTATACAACAAAAAAAGTCATTTGTACAGGACTTTTTTCAGCAAAATGCATATTTTAAGGAAAAAGACGTAACTTATTGACTGTCAACAAGTCATTAAAAACGGCATTTTTTTGCTGAAAAATTCATAAACCGGTGCAAGAAGAAGACTCCTTTGAGATGAGCAACGCGTTTAATCCTTGTAGGGGTCAAATATGTCAGCACCGGCCATAGCAACACCCAACGGAGTCAACTGATGCAGGATTTGCACGGTATCTCCTTGAGCAGCCAATACATCAGTCAAGCGTTTGTAAGCATGTGGGCTTTCATCGCATCCTCCACCACGCAGCTCAACATTTGCATCGGATAGCCATGTGTCCATCATGTGCTGTGAAACTTTACCTTCGCTAACACGAACTTTTTGTCCGCCTTGCCATTTGCATTTGCCAGCAGCTTCAGTGCGGCTCATAACACGACCAGCGCCGTGAACGGTTGAATAGAGTGCAGCTGCCGACAAGTCGCTTTGTGCTCCTTGCAAAATAACACTGTTTTCTCCCATGGTACCACCAACAAATCCTCGTTGCCCAGGCCAAGCTGGAGTTGCTCCTTTGCGAACAACCCACAGGTCAACACCATCATGATGTTCGTGCCAAGCATAGTTGTGGTGATTGTGAACTTCATCAATGATGGTGGCATGCAGGATTCGTGCAACTTCGGCACACACCCAATCACGACCAGCATATGCATAGTCGCCTGCCAGTTGCATTGCGGAGATATACTCACGACCAAGATCGGTGTGTACATCAAGCAGCACCGGATCCACAAGGATTCCGTCGGTTCCTCCACCAGCTTTGATGTAGTGCGAAGCAATTTTGTGACCAAGACCGCGGCTGCCAAAGTGAACGCCAATCCATATGCGCTCCTGCTCGTCCGCAAAGATGTCAACATAATGGTTGCCACTGCCTACAGTTCCCAATTGGCCGCGAGCCATATCTTTAAGAGGCCGCAACATTTCAATGTCATCCCATTGCACAGAGTCAAACAGCGCATGGTCAACTTTGGTTTTGTTTACGCGGCCAATTCCAAACGAGATGTTTGCCACCACTTCATCCATGAAGTGTGAGATATCACCTTTCACGTCAGAAAGCGTAGCGTTGGTCAACACTGCTTTGTTGCCACAGCCAATGTCAAAACCTACGCCGCTTGGTGAGATGTGGTCACGATAAGCAATGACTCCACCAACCGGAACGGCATAGCCCAAGTGATGGTCAGCCATCAGAGCAGCGCGGTGTGCGCCTTTGCGCATGCAGTTGTCCATTTGATCCACCGCATTTTGCAATGGGTCTCCAAATACTGAGATGTTGTTTAAAATTTTCAAAATAGCAATCAAGTTAAAGCACTTGAGGCAGCAATTATAATGTAGAGTAAATTATTTACCAAAGAGGACCTTGACGTTACCAAGACTGGCCTTGTATCTTTTGCCGCCCAGAGTATAAACAAATGGGTAGCGGCTTGCACGAGCATTGTAGCCTACAAGCTTTTCACCAACGCCATTAACTTCACGCAGGTTGTGCTTGGCAATTTGGGCTTCCAACAAGCGGTCCTCTTTGGTGACGGCACCTTTGACCTTTGCGGTAATTTGCATGCGAGCATCTGCACCGCTAAAGCGAATGGTGCCAATTTTCATATCGAGATTTGAAGTCATGCCATATTTGGCAAGAACGGCGGAGAGATCGGAGCGAAAGGCTGCGGCGGTAATTTTATTGAAGGCGGTAATGTTTTGCATAATGTAGTGGTTTGTCAAAAGGTACAGTGTAATTGTAAACTATTTTATTTAAAGGGGGGGAAGAAGGTCTGAAGTCTACCAAGTTGAGGTGCCGTTGCCATAATGGCTTTGACCTGAACTTTAGTCAGGACAATCTCGCGCCCATCGGCGAGCTGACCAATTGGCGTATTGCCGTCATAAAAAAGAGCTTGGACTTGAGATGCGACGTGTTGTGCTTTAATGTTTTTCATAATATAGTGGTTGGTTGGTTGCTGGTTTATTGATATACGGGAGGGGGATTGAACCCCTGCGGGTCATTTGATGTTCTTGAGTCGTTCTTTTAGTTCCTTGATTTTTCTTAGGTTCGCAGGATGCGGTTCGATTTCCTGCAAGTAAGTGTAACATTCTATCAGTTCTAATATTAGGTCTTGGTGCTGTTTGTTTGTCATTTCGTTGGAGTTCCTTACAGAATTATTATACAACAAAAAACGAACAATGTACAGGACTTTTTTCAGCAAAATGCATATTTTTTCCTACCATTGACAGTCAACGAGTTACGCAAATGGCCCATTTAAACTTCAATCAAACCGTCAGCAATAAACATTTTAAGAACAGCGAGCTTTATGTCAGCAGATATCTCTATATTGTCTGGCAGCGCATTGCGCTCTACCGTACCATCCGTGGAAATTGCATGAAGAGTCAAACTTAAGATTTGAATGTACCCGTTATCTTTGCAGAATGTAATGTTGTACATATACAACACTTCTTCAAGACGCTTAAAATGCCGGTGTACGTACTTCATAGCAAAAGAGGAATTAAAGAGTATATACTCTTCATGTACGTTTAATTGTCGCCAGCTGCCTATTATGCGTTTTCACGAATAAAATTTTTGGTATAGTCAATCATACGCTTGACGGTTTGGCGCACTTCAATTGGGCGCTGTGGGTTGTCAAACATTGCTGCGGCCTGTTGCTCTCCAGCCGCGAGCGCAATAAGGCCTCTTAGCATTTGAGCAATCAATTCATGCTCTTCGGTTGGCGTGTGTATATGCTCTTCACTCATTTTGTTATTTTACTGTTGTGCAACTTTAGGTTTTCTTTTGCTTTGCAGCTGTGCAATTTCGCTCTTGATACTTTTAATGATTTTGGTGTAGCTGCCAATCAAGCAGTCCACTCTAATGTTATAACACTTAAGCATCTTTGCGGCATGCGCTGCGTCGCGGCACTTTTCCAAAGATGCTTCATGAATTGCAAGGTCGACGTGGAGTTCTTCAAGTTTAGTCATAATGTATTTGTGTAATGCGCCTGTTGTGGCATTGCTTACAATATAATTATACTCCAAACGCATGCTCTTGTAAAGGACTTTTTTCCATCAAACATATTTTTGCCGCAACTCATTGATTGTCAAAGGAGTCATTTTTTAAATTTTTTTGTTTACAAGAATGCGTTTTTTGATTATAATAATACCCTAATGAAATTACGTGAAGCACAAAAAGAGGCGCTCCGCGAAATTCAAGCGGCCATTGAAAACGGGAAACGCGATATTTTTATTCAAGCGCCAACAGGCACTGGAAAAAGTCTCATTGCTCTTGAACTTTCAAGGCTGCTTAAAGCGAACGGGCAAAAGACATATATATTAACCAGCGAAAAAAGTTTGCAGCAGCAATATGAAGTTGACTGCAAAGGGAAATTTGCAAAAAAACACAGCGATGTCACTAGCATATCAGGCATTGACACATATACGTGCGATGTGAATGGCGAAAAATTCTCATTGGGTGTTTGCCGCAATTTGGGCCTAAGCAATAAAGAAGCAATTGCTTCAATGCCATGCGCTGCAACATGCGGTTATTTAACACGCTGGGACACCGCGCGACAAAGCGATCGTGTCTTAATGAATTATTCTTATTGGCTAATTCAAATGAATTATGTCCTGCCCAAAATGTATAAGAATCCGCCATTTTGTCGGCGTGACGTTGTTATATGCGATGAGGCGCACAAAATACCTGACATTATTGAAAATCACTTTGCGTGTCGCCTTAATGAAAAAATTATTAATCGCGTCGACGCTGTAATAGGTGCATTAAGCAATTGCGGTTTTGCTTTTGCGGTTTCAACAAAAGAGTTGCAAACATCATTGCAACATGCGCTATCACACGCTGAAGGCGTCTCACCAGCACTCCATCACGATGCGCTCAAACGCGTTTATGCAGCTTATACACAGCTGCTGCACGATATTCACGCTGTCAAGGCCGCTGTCACTGCAAAATACTTGCCAGCCAACTTATCACCTGAAGCATTAAAGCAATATAGCGCTAAACTTCCTCGTGAAGCACGCGCTTTATTTGTTCTCGCCGATGACATTAAAGACCATCACTGTAAAGTTGAAGACTATACACAAATGATTGAAACACATGGGCTGCGCAATCTTGTTGCCTGCAATGGCGATGACGGCGATCGCTCATATCACAATCTTTCTGATTACAACTTGTTTCACAAACATTTTCGGCGACACGCAAATGTGCGAATATACATGAGCGCCACGCTGCAGCCTGAACTTCTTATACAGCGCTGGAACTTAAACCCGGCCACAACCCACATAATTGATATTGAAAGCGATTGGGACCCACTTAAAAGCCCTATTGTGTGCTGTGCTACAAGCAATATGAGTTATAGCAATGGGCGTGCAAGTGTTGACGCCGCCATACAGAAAATTGATCGTTTACTTGATTCACACAGCGGCGAGCGAGGTGTTATTCATACAACCACAAACTTGATTATGAATACGCTTCTTGACTGCTCGCGTCACGCTGGTCGCCTATACACTTACAATGGGACAAGCCAAAAGCTTGACCTGCTAAAGCAAATACGCGACTTGCCTGACAATGCTGTATTGTGCGGGCCATCGCTATTCACAGGCATCGACTTGAGCGACGAGCTAGCGCGATTTAATATTATATTCAAATTGAGCTTCCCAAATGTAAGCAGCCAATTGTGGAGTCGCCGCTATAAGTTTCAGAAAGACGTTTACTTTGGCGAAACTGCGGCTGTACTTGAACAAAGCGCCGGCCGCACCACACGACATGCTGACGATTATAGCACAACTTATATACTTGACGACCGCGCTGCAAAATTTATAAAAGGCAACAAGCGATACTTTAGCGATAGCTTCTTGGCGCGCGTATTGTAAAAATCCCATGGCCAATTGTTTAGCCATGGGATTAGAGTCTAACGCTTCTTTCTCTGTTTCATTTGCCATCCCTGCGGGAACCTTCGGTAACACCAGAATGTTTAAGGTATTATTTAAGGCAGTTGCGGAATGGAATCTTATATTATTATAACAAACGCTATTCAAATGTAAAGGAAAAAATGCATTACGCTTCAAGAACGCTAACAATGAAGCGCAGGATCTTGCTGCGAACAATTTCGCTCTGTCCAAATTTATATACATGAATGTGATTTTGCACCGCCTCTGGAGTATTAAACTTGTTGTAAATTTCGTTGTATCCACTGAGCTTGCCAATGTCGCTTTGCTTCAGGTCTCCGCAAACAACATAACGGCTGTTCTTACCAAAGCGCGTAAGAATTGTCACAATTTCGCTTTTGGTTAAATTTTGTGCTTCATCAATAATAACCATGCTGTCATTAAAAGTCAAGCCTCTGCAAAAGTTTACAGGAATAGCGCTAATAATATTGGCAGCCTTGAGTTGCAAGCAAGTTGCATCATCGGTAATTTCCTTAACCTTTTCTAGCAATGGCATTGCATAAGGCAAAAACTTGTCTTCAACTTCACCTGGGAGTGATCCAATACTGCGCGACGCACTCTCAATTACACTGCGAATATAAATGATGTTCTTGATCTTTTTGTCCTTAAACAGCTCAAGCGCCGCCAACACTGCAATATAACTTTTGGCACTGCCGGCCGGCCCATCAACAAAAGACATGTTGGAGTCATCGCACTTGATACTATCATAAAACGCTTTGTGCGTTTCATTAAAGTGAAATGGCTTTTTAATTTTAAAGTTGTATGAAAAGGTGGCGGCCATTCCACTTTCAATTCCTGCTAGTGCATCATCATGATACATAGCTGCTTCAGCTGCCTTACGTTTCTTTTCTCTGCGGTGTGCGATGGGGTTGATTGGCATGTTGTTTGTTGTTTGTAGTTTGTCCTATAAAACTAAACTGCCGATGAATCGGAAACCAGGGCGGGGTACCCTTGGTGATTCATCGGCAGAAATTCAATCAATGCAATAAGCATGTGATATATTTTAAATTTTCATAACGTGTTAGCGGCCATTTCCAATAATTATTGCACGTTGATATGAATAATCGCTGTGAAACTTTTGTCCTCGACCATGTAAGACGCCTTCAGCAAATTGATAGCTTTTGCCATCAATTAGAGTTACCGTAGCAGGATCATAAAGAGCTGAATTGTTCAAGCTTTCTTTTTTTGCGCGCTGCCAGTCGCTCGATGCGCAACTTTGAAGCAGCATCGCCAATAGCAGCCAATTTATCAATTTCATCTTCAATGCGATCTATTTGGGTTTCTCTTTGCCATTTTACAGCTGCAGCATATGCATTGCATGCTGCAATGATAGCCGCAAGTAAAGCTGACATTACTTGCCAGTTTGTTTGGCTTTACCGATGTTTAGTGCAAGCAAATCAATGACTGAATACAATTTGGACATTGCGGTGCCGCTTTTGGGTGTGGGGGTGCATGCAGCAATCGCGCTTGCAAGAGCAACGATCGCTGTAGCAATACCAAACCAGCTTTGGTTTTGAACCAAGGAAACAATTACTTCCATGTTTTTATAATTTTATTTGTTTGTGACCGCCATCATGTTCACCAGAACATGCGCAATCAACTGTATTTATAAACATAGGCTCTAAAACTTCCGCAATTTGACCATAACCTGCTTGACGGCCATCCACATATCAAGGTATTTGTATGTTGCCAATCGACCAGCAAATACCACATCTTTTTCGTCTTTGCCTAAAGCTTCGTAGCGTGCATACATTCGTTGCCCATCGCCCCATGGTATAGGATAAAACGGCACATCACCATCCTTACATTCAGCTGGTGTTTCGGTTGTAACCACGGTCAATCCGCCTTTGTATTCCGGCGTAAAATAACAATGATCATAGGTACGCGTATGTGCGACGTCATTGTTATTTTCATTTTCTATAAAATGCTGCATTCCTTGTGCTGTTATTTTGTGGCTAAACTGCAAGGTACGGTATGGCAATTGTCCATAACGGTAATTATAATATGCATCAATCTTACCAGTGTATACCGTAAGATCAGCCGCGGCGTCTTTCCAATCATCTATACCGCAATTGGTCACCACCTCAATATCTTCAAGCATGCGCTCAAACATTGCAGTATAGCCAGCGGTTGGAATGCATTGGTACTTTTGTCCTTCAAACCATGTTGGGTCGACACAATCAGCAGTCTTGGGAATACGATTTGTGATTGTCTTAGGAATAACATCAAACGCTACGCCCCATTGTTTTTCGCTATAGTCTTTAAAAATTACATCTACAATCTCCTGCTGCGACAATTCACGACCAATCTCGGATATGGTTTTGCGACTGTATGGTAAACTAATTTGACCTAGTGATGTATTGCCTTTGGGCTGCAGAGCAAAAGGAGTCCAATCTGTATACTTACTTAACAGCGCAAATACTTCTTCATCATCGGTATGAAAAATATGAGGGCCATAATTATGCATCATTACACCACAAACATTAGCATCATAACAGTTGCCTCCTATGTGATTGCGTGTTTC